GTCGGGTCCCATGTCAGGAACTTGTTCACTGGCTTATCAATGTACAGATCTGGGAAGTCGTACGGCTTGTCGGCGTAATACTTGTTGTTACGGGTCGTCATCTGGGAACGCAGAGCGTCATCCGTCATGACCATAACCTCATAGTTCGTATTTTTGGGACCGAAGTACATTCCCTCCTCGACCATGAGGAGTCCGGGCTGAAGCAAGCTGCTCGGCATTAATTCTAGGTGATATTTTTTTCAAGCGTAGATTAATGAGCGGCGGACTCTTACAGCTCGTTGCGACCGGTGAGCAGGACATGTGGCTTACTGGTAAGCCAGAAGTTTCGTTCTTCCGATCCAGTTACAAGCGGTACACACACTACTCTAATTCTATCGAACGCATGATGATCCAGGGCAAACCTGTACCTGGTGGAATGTCGACAATTCGCATCGAAAAAAAAGGGGACCTGCTGTCTTACACTTACATGACAGCAATAGACCCAAGCGGTGCCCTGGTGCCAAACATAGACTGGAGTTCCAATGTCATTGACAAGGTTGAGCTGCTCATCGGTGGACAGGTTATCGATACACAAGATTCATTTTTTTCAACTCGCATCGAACCAGTCACTGGTGCCATGAACATGAACCAACGTCTTTTAGCAGCGCAGTCAGGTATCCAGCCTGGTTTCAACGCCAATTCATTTTATCCATTTAAATTTTTCTTTTGCAAAGACTGGCAATCTGCTTTACCGATCGTATCACTTCAGTACCACGACATTGAATTTCGAATTACATGGTCGTCCAACCTGGGTACGACATGTGGTGTAAATCTTATTCCAAACAGCGGCACAACCAAGTATTCTGATCTCCAGTACATCGTATGGTCCAACTTCATCTATCTGGACCAGGCTGAAAGAGAGTACTTTGCTACAAAACCCCAGCACGACATTTTGATTACTCAGGTGCAACGTCAGAGTGTACAGATAAAATCCGTCATGGAACTCACATTCACGCATCCAGTGAAATACCTGGCATTCCAATCAAACAATTACGCAACTGTATATTCTTCGAGTCCTACAAACGCTCTTACGCTACAACTGAAAACTCAGGTGAATGGTGTTGACATTGGTGAGTTCCGTCCCATATCTCAGTGGGTGGATGCGACGCAGTACTACCATACGCCATACGGATATGTTCCGACGACATTTACTGCAAACGTGGCAGTCATTCCATTCTGTCTCGACACAGCGAAACTACAGCCGACGGGTACTCTCAACTTTTCGCGCGTAGACACATATCGCCTCGTGACTCCACCAAACATAACACTGCAGACGATCACGAGTTCGAGTGACCCACTGGCGACGACCAACCCATACATATACGCCGTGAATTACAACATACTGCGCATCAGTGACGGAATGGGTGGAGTTTTATACACCTCTTGATTTACCATGGATTAAACTTGTACAGAAATCCGGTCTGTGTACCGGTAAGCAACAACGGATTTAGGATTGTATTTCCGGTTTGATTATACACCCGCATGTTTGTTCCCGTAAAGGATCCTGGGAAATAAACACCGTTTTCATCAACACCGAACCGACCTCCAGCTGTACCATCCGTAGATGCTCCCTGGATTATCCATTGAACAACTCCATCTGTTGTATAGGCGACCACGTATGCGTCACGGGTTGTTCCTTTGCGCGTGAGTGTATATGGATATTGAGTTCCGTCCGCACTAAAGAATGTTGCCGGCAAAGTTCCATCCAAAAACCCAGATGCGTATACGAATCCGTCATAAACTGCGACAGAATTGATTCGGCTAACATTTTCTATTTTGGCAGCCCATTTTGGAATTCCATTCGAACCATAACATGCGATAAGCCCGTACGTCGTCGTACCTGTAACGTTTATACTCGTTTGTATATCATTCAAATCGTACAAGTATATCGTACCAATACCAGATCCACCAACGTAAACCCCGGATGAATTAACAGCTGCGTCGCGGATAAACCCAAAAACACCTCCAGCGGAAGGTGATCCAATACGCGCGCGCCACACAATGTTCCCGGTTGTTAGATTATAAGCCCCAATGTATGAATTTTGTGTTCCAGTCATCGTGATTTGCAAACAGTTGGACGACGTTATGTCTATGGCTGCACCGGTCACGTTCGAATTAAAAAGTGTGAGTGTCGATGCCCCGGTACCTGCGCTTATATACACTTGGGTTGAATCGACCGCCAAACCGTAATTTTCTGGCGTACCGGTTGCCCTTTGAACCGAACGCCATATGAAATTTCCATTCGTGTCATATTTTACGAGGTACATATTTTGAAGAGCAGATGTATTATTCGCCGCCGAAAAAGTGTCGTCCGAGCTATAGAACCTAATGGCTATCGTGCCACTGCCTCTTCCAGAAACATACGCACCGGTTGAATCAATTTCAACCGACCATGCGCGTATAACATTTGTGCCCGAATTCATTCCCCATTTTGTACACCAAAGAACGTTTCCGTTCAGATCATACTTTACGAGAAAACTTTCGTTGGTTGTACCGACTATAAACTCCGTCAGTGTCGCACCAGGAGTCCCGTTCGAGTTGTTAAATGTAACAGTGCCTGTAAATGTACCAGTTATATAGATGCCGGATGCATCTGCCTTTATATCATTTGGGCCGACTGTTTTCCCGGGCGCCCCCATGGATGCACACCAAACGATATTCCCGCCGGCATCGATTCGTGTCACGGCTGCATCCTGAGTACCTACAGACGCTAAGCTTGTTGGAAAAATGGATCCATTCGAATTGTACAATTCTAAAGGTCCGGCTGTATATGTCATCGAAACATACGAATCTCCGGAATATACAGCATGACCTGCGATGCTGACAGTCGTGTTTGTAAATTTCGTAGCCCACGAACTATACACTGCGCTATAATTGACACACGGAGCTGTAATATACTTTAAAGGTCCACTGAAAGCTGGCTCGCTTGAAATCAATTGGCGTTGGAGTTGTGGAATGAGTATCTGGTGACGCTGATTCGCAAAGAAACGACGCTCGTCTTCGCCGAGGCGGATAGAGTGCGACCAGCACCTGTAGATATATTGACTCGCTGCGGTCGTCGAGTTCCACGTGATATTAATCTTGACGTCAGCGTACTTGAGCGCTACAAGCGGCAAGTCTTGGCGGTCAAAAAAGAACCCGAGAGGCTGGAATGCGGGAGTTTGCGAACGCTTTGAATATGTCTCAGACTCTAAGACCTTCTGGATCGTGTTGATATAAGTCAGATCATGTATGGCAATTGTTTGATTCCCTATGAGGAGCTCGACTGTTGAGATGATGTTCGTCCATACTGGGTTTGGTGCGAGCGCTCCAGTCGTTTTGTCGTATGCCATGAGGTAGGTATAGCCCAATAGATCGCTTTTTGTGTTGATGACAATCTTTCCATCTGTATCCACTGTGAATTGTTCGATTGACAATCCGAATGGTGTGTGTCGTTTCATGTTTGACCTGTAAAAAGAAACTTGGGGTTCACCAGAAAGCCAAACGTCCTGTATCCCACGTACAAGAAGCTGAACGTGGGACATTCTATTATTTGTGTAGAATTTAATGTACATCCACCGTTACACACTTGGTGGTGTAGATAACCGGACTAGAGCGAAATTGACACGATGATATACCCTCTTGATGTATTTGTAGCGGATTCAGTCAGACCCGACGAACCGGATATAACATACGATGTTCCTCCATTTGCACCAATGCTTGCGCCGATCTGGTTTCCACCAGTATACCCGCCGCCGCCGCCGCCAGAATTACCAGCGCCTCCAGCACCTCCACCGCCAAACCCGCCGTTCGCTGCAGGGAACGCAGAAGTTCCACCGGCTGAAGTTCCGCTCCCAAAAGGCGTTACGGATACCAGAAATGACTTTCCACCCGTAGCACCCGCATCTGTACCGTTGCCAAATAATCCGCCTCCGCCTCCACCGCCAGGGGCATAACTCGCTCCACCACCTGCTCCGGTTCCGGGAGATGCAGATCCTGTTGCATTATTACCGGCAGAGTTGACACCTGCGCCGCCCCCTCCCCCTGCAACAAATAAGGCTCTCGAGTTTGTAACATCGTATATGTACGACGCGCCTCCTCCTCCTCCGCCACTAATAAAACTACCACCCGATCCACCGACAACGTACTTCATAGATGTTAAGTCAGTTAACGTAAATACCGCACTCAATATCATTCCGCGACCACCAGCCTGACCGGTACGACTGCCTCCAACGCCACCGGCTAAACTGAACGTATATGTACCAGGTTGAAAAATCACTGTATTTGTC